CGGTGCTGCACTGGTAAGTCGGGTTCATCCCCATCACTAGCCAGGTCCTCGAGAGGAAGCCTATACACTGTTAAGCGTAAGATCTCTGAGATTAGGGGGATTGGGTATAGCTGAAGCTGCTGACTGGCTGCGCCAAATTCAGCAAAGTTGTTTAAATCGGTTAGATAAGATACGGGGGTATCTTCATCTGTAGGCCACACAGCGCTCTGTGCGTCTAGGTCTTCGAATCCTACCTTAGATATGACTCGTTGGGTCGTCTCTAGGTATGCTCGTTCTATAAGGAATACGCTTGGGTGGATCTCGTATGATGCTTGCCCTGCAATCACGTCTACGACGGAGCAGTCCACTGATGTGGAGTCTAGATTCAGGCGCGCACGAAGACATGCTTCGTTGATAGCCTCGTTAGTGTATTCGGTCAGCTCGCCATCGGTCCACAATTCATCCCCATCTACAGGATCATCTAGACGGAAACGAGCCGCCGTTTTAAGGGCGGCTAAGTCCATCTGGGTTACGCTGCTCTGTAACGGATACGAACGAAGATAATGCCTAAGGCTTCAGCTTCTGTACCGATTTCCAATGCTAACAAGTTAGTATCTTCATCGAACTTAGGAGCTTCAGCTACAGCGTCCTCAAACACTTGCGTCATAGCCGCTGTGTTGTCTGGAACCGCCATCGCTACCAAAGTAGATGCTAATGCTGTTGTTACCAACGCATCTGCATATCCTAAAGCTGCTTGTGTAAGGCCTACGCCTACAGCTGCATCTTCACCAATAGCGGCCTCTACGATAACTGCTTCAGCAGGCTTATAGCCTAACTGTACAAAATCACCGATGCCTAAGTTATTAGCTACACAGTTGATCACGAACTCATGTTCGTAGATCTTACCGATTTCATTTGGTGCTGGGATAGTCTTTGTACCATCCATTTCCAATGTTGTTACTAGTGCCATTTTAGATTCTCCTAAAAATTGAGGCAGAGCCCCTCGTTAGAGGGGCGTTAAGTTAACCTTATAAAGGATCAGCTGCAGCAGTTTGTAGCTGCATGACACCGAAGTCTTTACCGTTAAATACACTCTTCTTGATGCCGAAGATACTAGAAGTCGTGATAACTACTTGGTTACCACGATCTTCCATTTCTTCGTTCCAGTCAAAGCGCATGCCTGTACCAGCAGATCCGAAAGCACATACAGCAGCCTGCTCACCTAAGAACAACGCACGAGCCGAAGCTACTGTGTCGATCGTATCTAAGATAATAGACTTATGGGTATGTAGTACAACGTTGTTGTACATGCCCAAGGAGCCTCTAAAGATAGGATTCTTACGCCCCTCTGCAGCCGCAGCAGCTTTCTGAATATCGATCCACTCGTTGCCTGTACTAGCGCTCGTACGTAAATCATATTCTTGCCATGGGTTCATAACCACAACGAAGTGCTCTTCACCATCAACCATGATTGGCTGGATCTGAGGAGTACCCTGCGTACCGCCGCCCATCATAGTAGCTCGTGCGATAGCGCGATCTAACAATGCTAAGTCGAAAGTGTCGTCAGCAGCGATAGTACCATCATTGCCGCCAGCGCCAGCGCTAGACTTTAAGACGTGCTCTGCGTCAGATGCTGTGAAGGCATTCTGAGCTCGGCCTTGGTACCCTAATGGGAACAAGTAATCTGAGTTCAACCCTCGAGTACCTGATAGATACATGAAGAATTGCTCGTCGAACATACGCGCCCACCATTCAGACTGTCTAGCTTTCGCTACAGCTCTTAAATCGTGAAGAGTACGCTTGCGTGACATCTTGCCGCCTGTGTTAACACCGGCACGAGCTTGGTCGATAAAGATTTGGTCTGTGTAGAACGCTAAATCTTCCTCATTACCACGCAGCACTTTGTCACCCTCGATGGGTGCCATTTTCAACTGCAAGCTTAAGTCGTACGAGATGTTATCACCAGCATCGTTTTCAAGATGTGACAATAATTGGATTGGTGTAGATGATTTAGAACCTACGCCCATGAACTTCTTATTGAAGTACGATTTACGAGCTGTGTCTACAGCTAGATCGCCACTCCATTTTTTGACCGCTTTTGGGTCATTAATTCCGATGACAGTTTGTGCCATGAGTAATACCTCTATAGTTAAATAGTTATTTCGGTAGCACTCTAGCGCTTACTTCAAATTGTCAGGGCTATCCAGAGCCCTGACGATAGTATATCACTTAGGTTTACGCAGTGATAATGTTTTGTCATTAATATCGGCTAATCTATGCTTTATTATGATCTCGGGGTCGGCATCTATCCTTAACTGAGCCTTCTTACCCGACTTACGGGTAAGAGTAACCGTTACATCCCCGATAATAAGAGTGTCTGTTACCCCTATATCTATATACAGCATCTAATCCCCCATGAATCTTTCTCGGGTATCCTCTGACATCTTAGCGATGGCACCCTCATAAGCTAGCCCGGATAGATTGTCCATATACGCGAACTCCCCATCATCACTATTGGTATCGGCCGCAGGGACGTTAGACAGGGACTTAGGGATCTTAGGATCCTTGCTACCCCTCTTACGCTGCTTGTCCTGAGCAGCCTTAAGCTTCATGGCCTCAACAACCTTCTTAGTCTCGGCTGCATCGACATTAGGGGAAGAGCGCCCAAACTTAGCATCTAGCGTACGGCCCGCTTCCTGCAAGAACCATAATCCACTCTTCCCGAAGTTCTTCTCATCAGCGTACAGTTGCTCTAGCTGAGCGCCAAGCGCCCCGCGCATAATGGGGTCGGCACGATACACATCGTTATCCACATAGAACATATTCTGCTCCATCTCCCACTTCTGCTCAGCCGACTGCTTAGAGTGGTTAGCCGCTATCTTCTCTTCTAAGATAGCCTCACTAATACCCTGCTTAGCATTATCAAAGGTTTTAGTCAGTGCGCGGTCTTCCTTACGATAGGCTGAGAAGCTAGTCTCGCCCTCTTCGTACTTAGCCGCTAAAGCCTCGGATGCAGTCTCATACTCCGTAGTCATAGTTTCCAGCTGATCAGCTAGCCCTTCTGTACTACCGGCTTGGAAATGTGGAGCAAACGTTGCCTCTACCTCTCCTGCTGCCTCTGGAGCTGGATCCTCATTAGGAGCTTCGTCCACTGTATCCTCAACAACCTCACCATCATCCGAAGTCTCCAGACTCTCAGCTTCAGGAGCTGGATCCTCAGCATCACCACCTGTAGGTTCGCCCCCTGTGTCTTCTCCATCTGTGGACTCCTCTTCATCGTCACCTTTAACAGCCTGTAGCTCTTCTTCCGTAAGACCTAGTGTTTCTAGGTCGTCGTCTTGTGCTACTACTTCATCATGTATACTCATATCGCCCTCTTGCGCGTTGTTATAAATTATTGAGCGCCGGGTTTCTTAATCCCGTCCATACTTCCTGCAGAGGAGGTACCGCCCATATTCTTATTGCTAGTCATCGGATCCCCATCGACGTCATCTACCAACCCAGCGCTACGCTCGATCTTCTTGCGTTCCCTGTCACCAATAGGCTGGCTAGCAGCCCCTTGGACAGTAGGAAACACAGGAGCTAGGTTCTTATCGGTATACCCTGCTGAGCCTGCCACAGTGTCAGCCACCATGGAAGTCTCAGGTAGGGCTACGATCTGAGCCGCTACCTGCGTACTCTGATACAAGGCTTCCACGTTTTTAGACACTGTTTCGGCTTTAACTTTCTCAGTATCAGCGCCAGTTTTAACCGTGTCAGCCCCGACTTTCTCCGTCTCTGCGGCAGTCTTACCAACATCAGCTTCCATCTTAGATAGCTCGAGCTCAATACGTCTATCTTCCTGCTCCTTCCTCTTCTGCTCTTCAGCTTGCTGAGCCTCGATGCGGGCCATCTCCTCAGGATCGTCCTGAGCATTTGGATCAGTTTGTCCGTTTATCTTACGAATCCGAGACACAACTTCTTCCCTGCCCGGCAAGTCTGAATACTCAAACATAAGATCCATAAGCTGCATGGTAGTATCTGGATCCAGGGACTTGAACAACTCGCTAAACATATCGAACATAGCTCGTCGTTGCGTAGCTCGGTACTCTTGCTCATCAACGATGAAGTCGCCCTTAGTGCTCGTGATGTCATTCAGCATCTCCACTTCGCCCGTCTCAGGGTTGATCTCGGGCTTGTTAAGCTCTACGAAGTCAGGGGACCCATTGTCGCCAACGATACGGATAACCTTAGCCTCCGAGTAGAACTGCTCAATCAGTGATAGCTGCTTCTCGCCCTGTAGCTGGAATGCATAGCGCAGGTTGTCGAACAACTCAACTGTAATGACAGAGCCTTGCTCTTGCCTAGCGTTAACTGCCCGTCCTGATATAGCGTTGGTCTGCTTGCCGAGGTTCTCGTCAGTAACCCCAGATACATCCTGGATCATCTGCGCATCGATCTCCATGAGATTGACATGCTGCTGGGCTAGCTGTTTATCCTGCTTTAACTCAAATAGTGCGTCTTTTCTCCCGTCTAGGAGTAACATCCCATCGGGCCGAGCCGCCTCTTCCCTGATTTCATCCCAATCACTCGTTGCATCTTCATGTGCAACAATTTGGTTTGTAGACAGTATGTGTAAGGCCTTAGACATTCGTTTGTTAAGGTTCTCTTGAGGATCTCTAATGTTACGTACCATGCCATAGGGAGCATTATCACGGCTACGGCGATAGCCCCATACGGGAGTGAATGGGAAGTCATTATGTGCATATGGTGAATCCTCGCTCATTAACAGAGCATGGTCGGTCATAATACAGACACGCATCTGCATGACTACTGCGTCGTAGACTGATGCGTACTCTTCGTCGATCTCGCCTAGCATGTCCTCGTTAGCATCATCGTAGGAGTGTCCGTCAAAACGGCCTCCACGAACTACTCTCATAGACGCAGGAGTTCTATACCAGCATTCAATAAGCCTGACGCGATTTCGACGATTATAGGAACCGTCCGTGAAGGCTCTACCAGAATTAAAAAGGATACCATCGCTAAAGCCCCTTTGGCCGTAATATCCAACCAAGAACTCATCTTCGTGAGAAATGTCTGAATATACATTAGCCTGACTCGCTGCCATATCTAAGGTACGGGCTCTACTTGGAAACATAGCCTTAGCTATATCCAGGTCCACATACTTAGATCTAAAAATATACCTGGCGTCAGAGAGGTCACGCTCTAAGGATAGAGGATCGTGCCAGATGTTACGCCAGCTCTCGTATCTTGAGAAGATAGGCTCGTCTGTAGAGTCGCCACGGATGCCATCTTCTAGCCAGCCTATCCCACTCGTAGCTGCATCGCCGAAAGCTCGGGATACATTGAATGGGGTCTTGTTCACGTCCGACAGGTACTTTAGAAGGGCCGTCTTCGTCTCGGCGTCCTTCTGGTCGTCGTCTTTGCGAGCGTGGACCTTGAAATCCATGCGACTACGCCGCTCAGTACCAAGCACCCAATCCACAGCGGGCTTGATACGATTGTATACCAGAGGAGCCTGTCCCCGTTCTCTAAGTTCGGCCGCATCTTCTTCTTTCCATTGCAGTCCGTCCTTAAAGTCGGAGTCTAGAGACTGCTCAAGCCTATTCTCCGACTGCACCTCGCGAGCCTGGGTCCACCAGTCTCGCAGCTTACCGTGCAGCTTCTTGTTCTTCTGACTATCGAGCGAGTTACGCTTACTACGTGGCTTCTTAACCTGCGGCTCATTTATATAGTCCTCCTCAGCGGAGTGACTCTGGAAATTATCAATCATGGTATATACCTGTCAGGCTTATCGGGGACTACCCGGCCATCATAATCTTCTGGGAGGACATCTGTATCTTCTACAACCTGAGGGGAGACGATCTTAGATGCCGTATACACCGCTTTCTTACGTGCTGCCTTGAGCGCCCGCTTCCTTAACTGCTTATTAATCTGCTTAGACGCCTGCTTAAACATGGATTTGCGGCGCTCTACCTTCTTGGCCGAATCCTTACCTAAAGCCCCCCGTAGTAGTCCCTTAGCCCCTACGAAATTTGCGGCGGCCCGCCCTATATCATTAAGCCCACCATGACGCCGGGCAACCTCTGCGAGATTTGCCTCAGTCTGTGGGGATATAAAGGGGGGTGTCCGGAGTGAGTACTCTATAGCCTTTCGTGCGTGCTCGGCCTCTTCCTTGGTACGTAGCCCTAAAGCTTCGAACCCAGTGTTAGCTAATAGGGCTGGCTTTGTAATGAGGTCAGTAGCCCCCTGATAGAGCCCTCCACCCATAGATGCGGCCCTGTCCAAGAACTTCCCGTATATTGGGGGTGGTTTAAGCTTGCGTTTATTCATTTTACTATATCACCGTTGGTGTACGCCTCGAATTCCCCG